AGTATCAACAACGAAACCCCACATAGCTTCATCCCATGCAACAGCATGAGGCAGACGCTTCACTTCCTCAAACCAACGGAAAGTCGCATCCTGCAACGGAACAGTCACCTGACCATCCTTTGTCACAATCGTGCGATGCGTTGGAAGGTCCAAAGGCCAAGGCCCCTGGAAAGGAACGTTCAGAAACTCTCGAGTCTCAACACGTGAAGGATGACGAGTAACAGACTTGTCACTTGGTGTACGTCCTGGAACAGCCATTTGATTGCCTCCCGTTTCGGGTGAATACACACCCATTTCGGGTGCAGTGGTTTGCTCACACACTCCAGGCCCGAAGGGCCTCGCGCGTGAAAAGGGTTTGGAAATTGCACACACCGCGAGCCACAGCATCTCCCCGATGATTTAGCTGGGGTGGGGAGGGGTCCTTACCCTATCCAGCCAGGATGCGACTCCTTTGGTCGTCGCTCTGTGAGGTGTTTGTGTGCTGCGTTACCTTCTGCTGAGGACTTCTTTTTGTGATGCCATGTGCAGAGGAGTCTGAGGTTGTCGAGTGAGTGGTCGTCTCCTGGGAGTATGTGGTCTACGTCTGTGCCTTGGTCGGTGCAGCGTGTGCCGTCTCTCATGAGTTCTGTGCAGCGGTTGCCGTCTCGTTCTTTTACGAGTTGTCGGAGTTGTGGCCAGTTGTGTGGGAGTCGTGAAGCTCGTGTGCTTCCTTCCCACTGTCCTGCCATTGGTGACTCCTGGTTATTCTGTGTCTGCTTGGAACATGTCGAAGGCGAGGTTCAGTAACCCGTTGAGTGCGTAAGACGTTGTCCCTGGGGAGTAGTCGATGCGTATATCGGCGTCGATGTCGTTTGCTGGTGATGCGACGTCTTTCACTCCGCAGACGAGTATCCAGTCTCGTGCGATCATGTTGTCGCTGGTGACTGCTTGGATGTGTGCCTGTATGGCGTCTAGGAGCTGTAGATAGGTGACTGTTGTGTCTGCCATGTTTGCTCCTGAAGTTTGTGTGTGAGTGGGCCACAGCTCACACTCTGTGCAGGTCGCGTTCCTGTCGTCGGTCACTAAGAATGCCGAGTATTGCCGTCTGTCCTCGAATGTTGTCCGAGGGAGTTAAATAGGCCGGTTGATGCTCACCCTATGCGTGCATGTTTAGAGAGTCTGCCCTGGAGGGTAGTGAATGACTTTGTGTGCAAATGGTTCTGCTTCACCGGTCTGAGGTGGCGGATAGACGAGAAGCGCCATCCTCTAGTTACTACTGTCCGGCTTTTCCGGAATTAGTTCCAACTTAATTTGTTCGGCGTGTCGCAAAGTTTGGCTTGATGTACTTGTTCATTGATAAGCGCAGCAATTTGAAGGTTAGTTCCGCACCACTGCTCTGTGTCCAAGCCTTCAAGTAGGTTGATGATCCGTTCACGCTCATACTCGCGGCCTTGCTTCCGGTAATACTCACGAACAGACTCAGCACTCACTTGTTCTCCCCCTTGATAAGCGCAATACTCTCGCACGATGCGCAACTGTCTTGACTAACTGGGTCATGTTGCCAAGCCCATGAATGGTTTTCTTCGAGTAGTTTGATGATGCGTTCACGCTCAGCAAATTGCGCTTTCTGCAAAGTGCTTTTAAGCCAACGGTCAAACTCCGCTTTATCTCCATAAAACAGTTCTCCACTATTGGAAAGTGATGGCTGAGTGTATTTGGTATACGCGGTACGGATATCTTCTGTTGTAGGTGTGTAGTCACTCACTTGTTCTCTCCTCGGCTCACAATCATGTAACAAGTCGGATATTTGTCGTCAAACGTGTGGCAGTAATCTTCGCCGTTTATCGAAGCACCAAGCTGTTCGGCTTCTTTACCGCATCTAGCACACTTCACTTGTTCTCTCCTTCTGACGGATTGTCTATTTCATCCTCGACATTTTGGCTACCTTTGATAAGCGCAAGCAACCGTTTGCCTTCCTCTCCCTTGATACGACAGTCACAAGTACCGTCGTGACTAAGCCACTCGCTTATTTCTTTTTCAAGTAGCTTGGTGATGCGTTCACGCTCAGAATCACGCTCAATCTTTGCCATCATGTTCCACACACGTTCACGCTCTGCATAAAGCCAACGGTCAAAACCTTCAACATCCTGCGTCAAAGCAAACCATGCCGAACGAACATCATCAGTACTAACAGTCATGCGTCTTTACCCCAACCTTCTCCCTTGAATGTAAGGCCACCCACTGACGGCCTCCTCGTCATCTCTTCCAAACATTCTGGGCACACAATATGCACCTCAGAAGTCATAGAGTGCAGAACTTCTGTCGTGAATCCACATGTGCAGCTGTAAACGTAAGTTGGCATTAGATCACCGCCAAACTTTGCAGGTCGAACCCGTCCTCGTTGATGGCAAACACAAGCAGTCCAGGGTCAGAGTCTTGTCCGGCCTTGTTGCGGAACCAATCAGAGCCGTTGTCGATGGTTGGTGCTTGGAGCCACCACTTGGAGCGTGCAGTGTATGGGTTTCGTCCTGTGGGGATTATGGTCAGCACGTGATAGTGACCTGTGAGCAGGATGTCGGCTGCACCGATGGGCTGTCCGCCGTGTTGTTGCTTGGCCCAATAGTTTGGTGCTCCACCTGGTCCGAACTGATTGCCGTGGACTACACCGAGGACTGTTCCTCGTACTGTGTGAATGATTGCTTCGTCATATGGTGCTGGGTAGTGCCAGGTTGCGTCGAGTCCTGCAGCGTTGGCTATCTTCTCGACCTGCTGGTGAACAAACAGCCCCAAGTCGTCTTGAGGGTTACCAAGATTCTGTTTTCCGTTTCGCCATGCAGTGTGGTTTGAGGGTACACAGAGCACGTCAACGTGGCCGAATCTGGTCATGAGTTTCACGAACTCGAACACTTCGGTGGCTGCCATGTCCATTTGTTGCGCCAAGGATAGGTCGTTGGTGAACATGGGGTTTCCACCTGACTCGAATCCTTCGAACAAGTCTCCGACTTCAGCGAGTACCAATGATTCTGGCTTGTTGTCTTTCAGGTACTGCTCGAGGCGTGCTCGTGTTTCGTGGATGCGTTCTAGGAGTTCTGGAGTTCCACCACGTGAGCCGGTCTTTCCAATTTGCATGTCTGAGAGTGCAACGACGACAGTCTGCTTTTTCCGGTCTCCACGGAGCTTAGGCAGCTTCTTCTGCTTTGATGCCTGGTACAAGGTAGGGAGGTCAAGCTTTGACGTCTTAGGTCGGTGCTTGAAGTAGTAGCTGACTCGCCACTCCCCGTTTGGGAGCTGTTTACGCCACTGGTTTACTGTGCCGACAATTTCAATCTCTTCAGGGTCATAACCAAACTGAATGAGTAGATCATTGTCTGTCGCTACTGGAGCGATTGGTCCTGTAACAAGTTCGCCTTCATCTCCGCGGATGACGTGACGCATCTGCCACTCTTCTGGGAACTGAACAGACACAAGCTTTTCTTCCTGGTCCTTAAACGCCATGATGTGCCTTTCTCCAGTTGCACAAAGTCACATAAGAGATTGGGAAACCTTCTTCTCGGAAAGCATCCATGGCTTTCTTTTGTGAAGCATGAGTCAAAATGCGAATTGCTGCTTCCCTGTTGTCGTCTGAGAGTGTCTGTAAGTACTCGTCCAGCTTTTGGACAGCAGTCTTTCTTCCCAGGAACAGTTCCTGTTCGATTTTTACAAAACTCATTGTTGTGCTCCGTTTCTTGATGCTGTCCCCCGTGGGCGTCCACGCTTTACGCTGGCTTCAACCCTCATAACCTCCTGCGACTGGACTTCAGTCACACCGTTTGGTCCTGTCCGGCTTGGTAGCCGACCAGATTTCACCCAGTCGTAGACGCTGGTCTTTTTGCGTCCGACTAGGAATGCTGCTTGCTGGATTGTCAACCATTCACGCATTGACGGCCTTCCTCTCCTCAAGCTCTGCAACAATTTCGAACGATGACTGGTCAAGGACGTAGTCGCAGCTCTCGGTATTGCAGGTGACTTGCACGTGATCTCCCACATGCTGTGGTGGAACCCAAATGAGGGAGACTTGACCGCACTTGACACAGCGGAATCGTGTAACCCTGTGTGCCATTTCCTCTATCGGGTGCATTCTGAATGCTGTCTCTGCCATAGACGTGAAGTTGATGGCATCTTTTGCCCCATCAACACGCGAAACCCACTCGTCTGCATTACCTGTGTATGACCGCAGGAACGATTCACACTCGTCGACTGACAATCTGGTTGAAGGAATAGGAATATGGCCCTGAGCTGACGTTCTGACTCCACCTGTGTCACGAATAACTGCTCTGTCAATACCAGAGATGGTCGCAGCAAAGTGTGGCCATCGAGTCATGACATCAACCAGGTGCTCCCAGCACGCCCAGCACAGTAAACCGTGTTCAGCTGGCCTGGGGAGACAGCCACGACATTCACGACTGCCCCTCCATCCATCACATGCTGGAGAGTGCTCACCTTTGACAGTGCAGGAGCGAACTCCATGCATGTCGTTAGTGATGCAAACCAGTTTCACTTCTTTTCTTCTTTCTTTCCGTGACAGCAGGTCCCAGCAATAGCTGAGTGACCATAAGGCGTCTTACATTTGCCACAGCATGGCCCCATTGGTGTAGGTCCTGCAGTTGTAGCCGGTGCGTACCTCATGGCTTAGAAGGGTGCGTCATCGTCGGCAGGTACTTCAAGGCCAACAGCAAGTGATGACTGTGGCCCCATTGGTCCCTGGTTACGGTGCTTGACAGTGATTGACTCGACCCAGTCAGTCTGGATTGAACGCCCATCTGATCCATCGCGCTTCTTGAACTCTTTCTCAACGATGGTTGCTGTTACTTCAACAAGGTCGCCCTGTCGAATGTCTGTTGAGGTCTTGTCTCCCCACAAAGTCACGCGAATCTTTGAGACGTCACCGGTCTTGGAATAAGTACCTGATGTTTTGTCCTTCTTGGCGTGGTTGACGTACACGGGGAATTGCAGGTTTGATGCACCGTTAGGTGTAGTTCCTGCCTGTGGTTCTGCAACGACGGAACCGGTGAAGGTTGCTTTGATCTGGCTCATTTTGTTTCCTTTGTTTTGATGTTGTGTTGGTGTTTGTTTGGTTTCAGGTGAAGCTCACGACGCAGCTCTGCGACTCGTCCTCGGCTTATTTGAAGCCGGAGTGACATTTCCCCATCCGTTGCACCATTTCGGTGCAGAATGGCTACTCTGTCGCGTGTAGTCAGTTGTCTGGAGAACTGTGAAAGAACAGCTCCTCGAAGCCACTGTGAGAGACTCATGCCTCTGGCCTGTGCTTTCGTTTCCAGGAACCAGACATCTGCAGGTTCAAGGTCAACAGTTACTTTCATTTTTTGACCTCCCAATATGGGACGTGACCTTCTGGCCAGTTACCTCGGTCATGTTCGTCACAAGCAACCCAGCCATGCTCAGCAAGCCACGCAGTTGATGTTTCAAACTGCTCTTTGTGCTGTTCAGCCCATGTCCCTGGTTTTGCCCAGCTATTGAGCCAGAATCGCTTGCTACACCAACCGTTGAACACAATCCCGTGGTTGGTGGAGTCCAAGTAGGCGTTACGCGACCATTCACCACAATGTGTGCACTGTCGTGGCTTAGAAGCCTCCTCGCGAGCCTTTTCAGCTTCTTCCTCAGCTAACTGCTGGGCTGCTGCTTTTTCCTGGTCTAGCTCGTCAAAGATTGATAACTGATTCATGCTGCAGTCCTCCTTTGGTGAGACTGGTCAAACAACCTCGCCAAATCAGGACGTCCATGACGCCACATCAACTTGTTCAAAGCGTGAGTAGTGCGACCAATAGCCTCGGCAATGTAAAGAGGATGCATGCCACCATCAAGAAGCCACTCAACCTCAGCAATAACCTCTGCTGCAGTCATCTTTGCCATCAGTCATCACCTCGAGCACAACGATCACAAGGCATCGGATAGCCAACATGCATCTGACACATGCGAGCCTCAAGCTCCTCCTTTGTTGGAGGCTGAGGAACAGCAGGCTTCGTGCGTTGACCTTCAGGAGTGTTGATGTAGTCACGACGCATCCACACCTTCCACGCCTTCTCCCAATCAAGCTTCCGAGCGTTAGCCCCACCGGCTGAATGCCAGTAATCCATGAACTGCTCGGTAGCTGTCTTGATGTCCATACCAGGAACACTTGTTGAAGCCCAAGACGCCATCGAAGAAGTAATTGTGAAATCTTCAGGGAGTCGGTGAGCACGTTTCGTGCTCTCAACACCTTTAGGTGTTGAGGGATGGGATGGGATGGGATGGGGAAGGCGAACTTCTTCCGAAGTTCTGTTTATGTTCGCCCGAACATTTGTCGAACTTGCAGACTTATTGGCACGAACACGAGCCATCCTGGTCCGCGCAGCCTCACGCTCAGCCATGACAGATTCACGAGTCGGCTGGTAATCATGCCAGTCATTGAACTCGAAACCATCCTCAGCCTCATGCCACAAACCTGCATCAACGAGACGAGGAGCTGTAGAAGCCCCACCAAAGGCAGAAATGACATCGTTAGGCACGTATCCATCAGTGAGCTGTTGAGCACACCAGGAAAGAGACCTGATCCATAGGCCCATAGCCTCATTACCTGCTTGCATCACCTTTGGGTGAAAAGCCAGGTTGTCATCAACACGTCCCCAAGCCATTAGTTCACCTCCCGAACGTCACGACCATCGACAACAGTGAATCCGCCCTGGTCATCGAGCAGACGCCACTGGTCAAAGAACTTGAAATACACTGCAGTCCGGTATGGGTCCTCCCACTGGTGCAATTTGACCCCAAGGAGTCGTGCACGAGGCATGAGGTTGTCCTCAAACTGTCCGTTGCAGACATAGCAAGCAGTCAGATAGTTAGCTAAGTGATCGCGCAGCTTTGAACCGCCAGCTTGACGGTTTTTCCTGTGGTGAATCGCCAGGCCAGATGTTGTTCCGCACCAGACGCACTGCTCACCATCACGAACAAACGCAATCTTCTTGTTTTTAGGAGAAACAGCCATCAGCTCTGCCCCCATTCAAGACGCATGATTGGAGAAAGTGAGCGACCAATCTCAAGACGGTCACGCAAAGCCTTCAGTTTGTCCTTAGCCTCCTGCAAAGCAAGCTCTGCTGCTTTCCATTCAGCCTCAAGCTGTAACGTCTCCAGCTCACACACAGCGCGACGCATGTCAGCTGTCAAAGGCTTACCGTCAGCATCAGCTTTGTGCGTAAACATTGCAGTATTGAATGCACGCTTGTACTTCAAACGAGCCTCAACCTCTGCCTCGCCAAGAGGACGAAGAGTCTCAGTCATTACGTCAATTTCTTTGCCAATAGTTGCCAAAGTAGACAGCACAGATGCAGGAGTTAGGTTGCTCATGAGTCACGCTCAATCTCGTCGTTTCCAAGAGCTACCTGCTGCTCAACACCTTCCTGAATATCAGCGTGAGATTGCTCAGTTCCAACCAAAGTGGCCTTAACAAGCGCAGTGAGCTGGCCCTTGTTGTACAGGCTCAAACCAAACTGGTCGCCCAAAGCAATCGCTGCACGCTTGATGCTCAAAGAAATAGCAGACTTGTATGCCAAATCATGCCCACCAGCTCGAGTCTGGTTCTGGGCATCACCAGTAGATCCGTTTTCGAATACACAGACGGTCTGGCCTGCCTCGTTACGGACAGTCAAACGAACTAAAGCTCGGTAACACACATCCCATCGGCCTGTCATTTCACCCGAATCTTTGATGCGTGGTTCTTCAAACACCAGGTCTACTTTGATGACTTCAATATCGAAGTTTCCAAAGCCAAACATGCGGCTGAAATGGGCCACGATGTCCTGCTGTGAAACGTGTGAGTGTCCCTGAGCCTGAAGGACTCGCTTGGGGTTTATTGGCTTGAGTAATTGTTCAACCTGCTTGGCAGAGAACGTGCCACGGTCATCAGAAAACATCATTACCTTCTTTCAGTGCGGAGATACGAAGAGAAGGCTTGGACTGTGAAACCTTCACGAACTGTTTGAACAGGTCTGGCTGTGCAGACTTGAACGCAGCAGAGTCAAATCGTTCAGTTGGTTTAGGAGTTGACAGGCTCAATTTCGCTGAGCTTGTTTCAATGGAGAATGAGTCACGGTCACCAATGCGTGAACGAATCAGTTCATCCAGTTCGGCCATGATTTCTACATACTTGTCACGTGATGCACGAGCAGTGATGTATTTATTGACTAGCTCTTCATAATCTGCAGGGTCATCTTGCTCAGCGTCAGAGTCCAAGAAAGCCAGGAACTCGTCAGCTACCGCAACCAGTTCCTCAATACGTTTCTGGTCACGTTTGATCCATTCCTTCTGCGCAGGAAGCGGAGTGAAATCCTCATGCTGTTCCCACACATAAAGACATTCCATGCAGTCATCACCTATGACATACATTTGGAACTGAATTTGGTCGTAGTAGCCAGCTTTCACAAAAGCTTCAGAGCCTGGTGAAACGTCATGCTTGCTGGTTTTTATTTCACCAACAAGGACAATTCCGTCACTCAGATATAAAGCATCAGGTGTAGCCAGGTGACGCTTGTTTTCCTCAGCGTGATAGAGAACATCTGAGCCAAAGAATCCCTCTGGCTTGAGCATGGTTTCGACCAGGAAAGGTTCACGCTCAAGGCCCCACTCAGTGAACTTGTTACCAAAAAAATCACGTTCACCACTGCGCTTTGATGCTGCAAGGTTGCTCCAGCCATTCTTGCTTTTGGCTAGATCACGAACTTCAGTTGCTGTTACACCGGTACGACGAGCGTGGAGCCAGCTGACTTCATCAACGTTCTTGTCTGCAAGTGCGCGTTCATAGATTGTGCTCATGCGATTTCCTCGATTCGTAGTTCCATGAATGCGACCGCGTTAGGGTCATAAACAATCACCGGCATGCTTTTGCGCATTAGCTCTGGGGTATCGTCTGGCACAATTCCTGCATCAACCAGGCCGTCACACATTGCTTTCAGCGTTGGCACGATGTTGTCTGCATCACGTCGACGCTTGTCGTTGACAATCCAGTTCAAAGAAACTGCACATGCTTTCATCGGTGGGATGTGCGCAGCCTTTTGAGCAGTCAAAGCACGAACGTCTTTTGTGAGGAGTGCTTTCATACGCCAATGCAGACGCTGGTTTGCTGTAATTGGTGGTCGTTCGTATTCGAACTCAATGCTGTAGGTCATGAACGGCCTCGCTTAAGAATCGAAACGGCAGAGAAACCCATAACGATGGCTCCAAGCAAAGTAGCCCCGTTGTTTACGCCCAGGAATACTGCTGGAATCATCGCGAAAATGAATGCGCCAATGAATGTGAGGTTCACTTGCGTCCACCCCACTTCAAACCCTTAGAGGTGAACTTCACTCGCTTGAGAAGTGGGAGCTGTTCAAAGCTCTCCTGTGACTTTGTCCAACCGACTGTGAAGCCCTTCATGTAAGAGTCGTATTTCTCACGCTCTGCCTGAATCTTCAAAGCAATCTCTTGCTCTGCAAGCTTGGAATCAAGAAGTGCCATGAACTCACGATCACGTTTCTGCTGTGCAGTTAGTTTTGCCATTAGAGGGTCACCGCCAATGCCAAAATTGTCAGAAACAAAATCAGTCCTGCGACTACAGCGCAGCCAACTGCGAGGCTTTTGTCATCTTTGAAGTCGTTCATGCGAGGTCCCACACAGCCAGTACGTGGTGACGAGAAGAAGGACGCTCAGAAGGCTTGTAGCCAACACGCTTGAGGTTGAATCGCTTAGCAGCGTGCAAGATAACTGCACCAATGGCGTTACCGTGGTGAGGAGGAGTAGACAAGTTTGCCCACACATCATCAGAAGTGAATGGCCCCTTGTTCGCTAAGGTTTCAATCACCTGGTATGCCTCTTCTTTCCATGAGTCATCGGCTTTTTGTAGTACCAATGCGATACCCTCGTCTCGAAGGGTTTTTCCGTTTTGCATGATTTTCCTTTCATCGCCCTCCGGTTGCCGCCGGAGGGTTTTTCTTTGTGTTCGGTTTAGGACCAGGGCCGGATGGAGGACACTCGGGGGAATGGAGCCGACCCTGGTGGCTTAGTTCTTCGACCCGAAAGTACGTGAGTCGATGAAAGCTTGTAGATCGTCAGCTCGGATGCGTTGCTTAGCTCGAGATGTTCCAAGTTCGACGACTCGAATCTGTCCTGTGTTTATGAGCTGATACATGAATGTGCGCCCGATGCCGAGGACTTCCGCAGCTTTTGCAACTGGGTAGAGGCGAACTGCTTCGTTCATGCCTGCACCTCGACTGTGACGAGTTCAGCCACGGAGGTATCAAGTGCACTAGCAACGCTGTACAGCTCCTCAATGGTGAAAGAAGTGCGACCTTGCACTCGACGGTTGAGTGTTGCCAGAGGAATACTTGTTTGCTCTGCCAGCCACCGTTGCGAAAGTCCCTGGTCATTGAGGTGGGTCAGGATTCGCTGTGCGACCTGGCCTGATTTATTCCCGTTCTGTTCCATATGGAACACTTTAGTAGGTAACTCTCAGGTTCATGCAACTCACTTGTTTCGGCGTGTCGCCTATGAGACACTAGTGGTATGCCATCAGGTACAAAGTCCGCACCGAGTCAGCTCACAAAGGCCATAGCTCGCCGGATAGAGAACGAAAAATCACTCCAAGGCTTCACCAACTCGGAGCTATCAAGGCAGTCCGGAATCTCCAGACCTCTGCTTGTAAACATGCTCCAGGGAACAAAGCACTGGGACATCGACCAGCTAGACGCCGTGTGCAAAATACTCGAATTAGACATCGTTGAAGTTATTGCAACCGCAGAAGCACAAGCCAAGGTCCAGAATGTCAGACCCCTTCGCAAGAATCTAAACCTTGAGGTAGTCGACCTCGAGCAATACGAGAAAGCTGCAGACCACAACAACCACGATTCGGGGGAACCAGAAATACCATGACCAAACCAGGGGGATACGATCCGTTTGAGCACGCAGAACGACTGGGGATTCAAATTGTTTACCGAAGGCTCACCTCTGGAAATGGACTATGGGTTCCAGACCTGCACGCAATCTTCCTTCAGCCACGCATGAGAGCTGTCCACGAACGCTCTGTACTCGCACACGAACTAGGCCACGCATGTCTCGGCCACCGACACTCAACACCAAAACTAGAACGCCAAGCAGACTACTTTGCAGCACGCCACCTCATAGACCCACATCACCTCGACGATGTGCGACGCACCAGCTCAGACCCAAACGTCTGGGCCAACGAAGTCGGCGTCACACTCAATCTCTTAGAACTCTTTCTGAAATCCGCATAAGGAAACAACATGGCTAGATCATCAAAAGGCGAAGGCTCCATCTTCCGAGATGGCGACGGCTGGCGTGTTCGAGTCACCGTTGATGGCAAAAGAAAATCTGTGCGTGCAAGCAGTAAAGCCGAAGCAGCCCAAAAGCGCAGAGAACTCCTTCAGCGCAGAGACGAAGGCACGCTCACCGTTGGTTCATCCCCCACGTTTGAAGCCTGGTCGACACACTGGCTTGAAGCCATCGCAGACCTCGCTCCACTCACACGTCAGGGATACCGCTGGTACCTGAACCACTACATCAACCCAGTCATTGGCAACATCACTCTCGACAAGTTGCGCCCTGAACATCTTGAAAAGCTATACAACAGCATGAAAGACGGCACGCACGAGAGACTGAAGAAACCAGTCAGCCCTGCCACCGTCCGCCAAGCACACTCCATCATCAGAAGAGCACTCAAAATAGCAACTCAACGAGGACATGCAGGACGCAACGTAGCGTTACTCGTGAGCATCCCTGCAGTGCCCAAAGCACAGACCGAGGCACTCTCTATCGCAGACGCTCAGGCCATCCTTGCAGCTGCAGAAAACTCCCCCTACAGAGCACGATGGGTTATTGCGCTACTGCTTGGACTTCGACCAGGAGAAGCCCTCGGCCTGACCTGGGACAACATCGACCTCGAGGCAGGAGAACTCCACGTTAGACAGCAACTCCAGCACATCGCAGGACGCGGTCTAATCCTCAAAGATGCGCCCAAGACAGATGCCGGTCACCGCACCGTCAAGATGCCTCAGTTCCTCACACAGCTCCTCCAGGAGCATCGTGCTGAACAGCTCCGCATCATGGTGGAAGAAGGAGACGACTGGGAAGGCTGGGAGTTCAACGGCAAACCAGTACCCCTGGTATTCACACAACGCAACGGACACCCCATCTCCACACGATTAGACGATGATCACTGGCGCGAACTGGTAGCAAGCGCCGGACTTCCTCACACACGTAGGTACACCGCACGTCACACTGCAGCGACAATCATGCTCGACCAGATTGGTGACGTTGCAGTCGTCGCTGCAACCCTTGGGCACTCAGACCCGTCCTTCACGTACAGGGTGTACGTACACGCCCTCGAGGAGAAGAAGGTCACCCTTGCAGAACGCCTCAACGCATTCGCTCCGAAGTAGTCTCTGGGACCTTATGTGGGACCTTATGAACCGGATTTCAGCGTATTTCAGCGAACAGCCAAAAAAAATAAATGCACTCTGAACAGGGGAAAAGAACACAAGCGAACAACAGCGAAAACCCCTAAACTACACTTTTAATCCGAGGGTCGTGGGTTCGATCCCCACGGGGCCTACCAAGTAAATAAAGGGAAGTAGCCACATTGGTTACTTCCCTTTATTACGTCTGGGACCTTATCTGGGACCTTATGTTTAATCTTTTAATTGTCCGTGGGACCCAATAAAGTAATTACTGCCGCACAAGAGGCCATAACAAAAGGGGGAAATAATGACTGTTTTTGTCGTCCCATACGAAAACACAGAGTGGATTTCAGGAGTCGGTGAAGCATATCGACTAGCTAACTGGAAGAAACTCGTCGGCAATATCGAGCCAGATGTAGAGCACAAACAAAAGCTCATGGTCCAGCTAGTGCCAGAACCAGAAAACCAATATGACAACAAAGCAGTTGCGCTTCACGTCAATGGCATTCACGTCGGATACCTGGCAGGTGACATTGCGTCAAAGTATTTCAAGACCATTCTGCCTATCTATAAAGAGGGAAATGCCATAGTCGCCTATGGATCTATTTGGGTAGTAAGTCGAGGTGGAGAGCTGAACGCAAACGTCTCAGTGAACTTGCCAAAGAAAATATCTGTCCCAGAACTACTAACTCTTGAGACAGCCCCAGACCAACCAACCAGGTCTCCAGCGTCTAAGGTGTCAAATGAAATCAACTTCCCTGTTATAGCAGGTGGCGCAAAAACTACTTCTGGGACTGTCAGCGAGAGAATTGCAGCAGACCCCAAGGCAACAAAACTATTGAGCGTGTTCAAAGTGCTACTCAAAGTATTCGTTGTTCTTGTTGTTGCAGTAATTGCTCAAGCCATTACCGGTTCAGCACAGGTGTCACAAACCGTCATCATCATTGGTGCGCTGTGGATTATCTTCGAGAAGAAAATCAAGGCGTTCATCAAGTCCAGGAAGAAGTAACCAGAATGAACAAGATTTTCGGTATTACTGCAGGAGCACTAACTGCCGTAGCTCTAACAATTTGGGGAATAGCAGCTGTAGGCTCCACGCCTCAACCTGAACCAACACCACAAGTGGTTGTCCAGAACGCTCCAATCTCAACAAGCATTGATGCCGTTCAGGCCCCTGCTGTCGATAACGCGACTCCACTTCCAGAACCACCAAAGAAATGCCCTGAAGGAAGCCAGGCAAACGCAGCGGATGCTACAGGGGACACATCCTGTTATTGGGAAATATGTTTCCACCTAACACTCCCAGACAGTACGCATCCAGAATGTAACTCTGACTTCAAACCATAAAAAAGAAGCCCCCACCCAGACCGAAATCTGAGTGGGGGTAATTCTTTATCGTTATCGCATCCGATAACTACTGGCAGGACTCACATTGGAACTCGTCCATTGGATCAATGGGAATAACGTATTCACCAACGAAGTCGGAGCTTTTCTCTGCGCTCATAGCTTTGTCGAAGTGTTAGCTGCAGGCATCACATTCAGCACCACAGTCACAAGACCGACAATCTGAGCAAGCTGTTCCTGAGTCAGGTAGCCATAGGCTGCCAGGAGAGCACCTACTGCAATCAATACGCGATAAATATATGCGCGAACTTCCTGCGTGAAAATTGACTTTAGTTTTTCCATATCTCTTCCTTACTTAACAACCCATGTAGCGAATGCTGCGATAAAACCGAGCAAGCCGATTCCCATAGCAATCCAGTTAGTGATGTGGACACGAGGTCCCTGGCGTTGTTTAAGAAGCTCAATCTCAACGTCATGTTCAGCGAGTTTCTTCCAATGCCTGTCAGTCGTGTTTTCAAGACGATCTAACTTGTCGTTCACGGCTTTCACCATTTCTTCGAGGCGTCCTACAGCGACCAGAACGTCGCTTAACGATGGCTCAGGCATTATTTCGACAGGTACTTACTGCGCCATAAATCCCAAGTGTCTGGAGACAGTTGGATGGCACTCCCGTGAATTGCTGCAAGCTTGTTGGCAAAATCCTGCTGTTCAGTTTCAAGCCAAGCTGCTTGACCGTTACCGTCACCAGCTAACGCAAAGGTTGTTTTGCCGTTTCTTTGCACGTAATACATGGTTGCCATAGTTTTTCTCCGTGGTGGTTGAGTAGGTGAATCACCGAAATGTTGTGGGTTTAGTGTCTGTGGGTCTACCCACACACCGTTTACTTTTGTTCCCCAGTGCAGGTGTGCCCCTGTTGAGAAACCAGCACCCCAAGTTCCTGATGCTCCCCCAGTAAGACCAATTTGGTCGCCTGCTTGAACATAGGCTCCGTTTGATACATCAAATCTGGAGAGATGCCAGTGCCGAACAATGATGCCGTCATCGGTGCGAATATCGATTCCTGCACCGTCTTTGTCGGAGTAGTACCTCAGAACTCGACCCGTAGCTGTAGCAACCAAAGGAGTGCCTTGTGTCGCAGCTATGTCGATTCCGTCATGGAATCCTTGACGCCATTCAGACCAGCCAAAACCTTCATTGATTTTGACTGGGTTGAATGGCCAGTAAAGCGCAGCCATGAGTATGCCTACGCTTCAGGAAGGACAGATTCGATAGCACTAATTCGTGCTTCAAGTTCGGAAATGAGAGCTGCTTGTTTTTGAAGCTGTGGAATTACTGCAATAGCAAGTCGCTCATAGTGGACACCTGCAGGCTTATCGTCATCAAAGTAGACAAACTTTTCCATACCAGGTACTTCGAGAAGCTGCTCAGCAATCACACCAATTTCGATTGGAGCTTTGTCCCCTAGTGCCTCAACTGCGTCGATGTATCGGAAGTTCACAACTTCAACACCAAGCACTGCATCACTTGGAATATCGGCAGGAGTGATGTCCTGCTTCACAGTTTTTGTTGAAGCAGTGTTACCAAGTCGCCCATCAACATTCACCCAAACAGCACGATATGCGCCATATGTGACGCTTGTGTTGTAAACGTCAGTTGCATAAAGACCGCCAGCAATTCCAACTGCAGATGAAACGTTTAGGGTCCCACCAATAGCAACGTTTCCGTTTGATGCCATAGTTACAGCTGAACCACCTGCGTTGTTGTTTACGGAGATGTACGTTCCACGTAGGCTTCCAGGCACGTCAATGTTGCCAGAAACAATCTGGCTTCCATCGTGAGTGTGTGAACTAGCTGCTGCACCAATGTTGCCAGGAGTAATCCCGAGGTTAGATCGTGCAGATGATGCACTCGTTGCACCTGTTCCACCGCTTGTTACAGGAATTGTGGGTAAGCGGTCTGTACCGATTGTTCCACTAACAACTGCCGAAGCATCGTGAGTGTGCGATGAAGCTGCAGCGCCAAGGTTTGTCCTAGCAGTTGAAGCATCAGTCGCACCAGTTCCACCCTTAGCAACTGAAATAGTTGGCAGGCGGTTGCTATCTACAGTTCCAGAAGTCAGCACCGAGGCGTCCAAAGAAGTTGGTGTAACAACCTCCCACGCGCTTCCAGTGTAGGTTTCAAGTTTTCCAATGGTGGTGTTGAAACCAGTCAATCCAAGGAAAGCAGGCTTCCGGTTTGCTGTAGTCCAAACATTCTCGATAAATGTTCGCTTATCAGTAACGTTTGCTGCGCTAATCGTTGTTGCTGATGCTGGTACTGAAACATGCGCCAGCAGTAATTCATAAACTGCTGTGTCTGTTTGAGTGAGATTTGGAGCTGATGGAGAAACCGCTGGAGTTCCAGCAACAACAGCCAACACAATCGAGTTGACCGATGGATCAAGACGCAACACAACAGCATCAATGCGTGGTGAAGAAGCGGCTGCACTAATTGTGAGTGTTTCTTCAGCAGTCGACTGGTACATGTGGCCGCGAACTATTGCTTGTGAGAGACCACCAGCAATCTTGACTTTCACATTCATTCCAGAAGAGTCTGCATAAACCAAAAGGTTGTTATCTCCTGGTACGCCGTTGACTCCCTGCCCGATATTGCGCAACAGACGAGAGTATTGAGTCTCTGTCGTATCTACGCCTTCGAATGGCCAGCTTGTCTGCGTCATTGTTTCTCCTTAAATAAGAAAAGCCCCGAAGGGCCTGGATGTAGTTCGGGGATTTCTTACGTCTTGATGATGTAGTTCAGGACAATGTAAGGCTGCAAGTTGTTGTGTGCCCCACCGCCACCAGTGTTTTGGTTGGTTGCAGTAGTCGCATTGTTAGTTGCAGTTGTTGCCTGGTTGGTTGCAGTAGTTGGATTGTTGGTTGCAGTGTTTCCAGCAATAGATGTCTGAGTCGTACCTGCAGCATTACCAGCTACAAACGAAATGCTTTGGCTACCACCATAAGCAGTTGAGAAGTTCCAACCGCTGTATTGGTTTCCTCCGAAAAGGAAGTTGTGGCCGTGAGCATTCTGGCTGTGGTTGTGAGCATCCTGCGTGTGGTTGTGAGCGTTCTGTGTGTGGTTGTGAGCATCCTGAACGTGCGTGTGAGAAGGCATCTCACCAACGCTCAAGGTGTGCGTCTCAGCACCACCGGTAGCACCAAGGTTGGCAAACGTACCAGAAGCAGACTTACCAACAGGAACCCGTGTACGTAAGTCAGGAAGAGTGAAGTTTGCTCCGCTTCCTCCATACGTGTAACCAATTACAGCAAACAATGAAGCGTAAGTAGTTGTTGAAAGGGACTGCCCCTGGCAGAGCAAGAACCCACTTGGCGCACTTGATCCAGCGTATTGAAGCAAAGCACCAACGGGAGTTCCAACTCCATCATTACCTGCAGGAATTGTCAGGTTTAGTGTCTGGCTTGGAGAGGTTCCAGTAATCGTTGCAGAAGCAGGTGACCCAGAAGCCCCAGTCGTAACTGTTCCAATAGACAAAGAGTTAGCTGGACCAGCAGGACCAGTAGGTCCGGCAGGACCAGTAGCGCCAGTAGCACCTGTCGCACCAGTCGCACCCTGCGGAATTGTGAAATTGAATACTGCAGCGGAGGTTGTTCCAGAGTTAGTTACTGAAGCACTCGTACCTGGGGAGCCTGTAGTTGTTGTGCCGACAGTAACTGTGGCAGCACTTCCAGCAGGACCGGTTGCACCTGTAGGACCTTGTGGGCCAGTTGCCCCTGTGGGTCCTTGTGGGCCTGTTGCGCCAGTAGCACCTGTCGCACCAGTAGCACCAGTAGCACCTCGAGGAATAGTGAAGTTCAGAACAACATCTGTAGTTGTCCCAGAATTAGTCACTGACGCATTAGAGCCAGCAACACCTGTAGTAGTAGTTCCAACGTTTACAGAAACTGTTGCGTCTCCACCACCAGTCGACTCTTTTCGCTCCAACGCATTCACGCGCTTCGTCGTAGTGACCTGCTTCTTAGCAACAAGAGCGTCATAGTCAACACCAGTAGGTTGCCCTACAGTCGCGCCAACACGGACACCGTCAGCCTCAACACTCAAAGCCACCTGAGTGACAACAGCAGAAACTTCCTGACCGCCAACAACAACAGTGACAGAGTCACCCAAGTTCCAGTCAATGCCATAACGCATCGTCGAATCAGACGAAGGCACAACATCAATCGACGTAACAGTCGCGCCGGACTCAGCTAATGCCTCAAGACCAGCCTGCTCAAGCTCTGCAGTAACAGCAGTGTTGCGCTGGTCAATGAAAGTCTCAATGCGTCGACCCCACAAGGTTTCTGCAGCTAACGATTCAGAAGTATCAACCTCAATAAAGGTACGACTTGCACCCTCACCTTGACCTGCAACAATGGCTCGAGAAAGCCCCATGATTCCATAGCCGTAAGAGGTAGAAGCCAGAGTGTTGTTCTGGACATCCATACGGATTTCACCAGTACGGTCAACAGGAGCAAACACAGAGAACTCAAGCTCGAGGTCATTCTGCTTGATGTCAAAACCAAGACCATCAACAACTGCCAGCTCCGTCAACAATTCACCAAGAATGTCAAAGCGAGCAGACTTAGTGACTAGAGAGCCAAGTGCAGTATCCGGAGCAAGCGCAAGGTTTGAAATAGCGCGAGAAGCTGGAGCAACACCAGGAATAAGGTTGCGTTCAACAAAGCCATACATGGCTGTTGAGGCCACCTCAGAACTCACTGTGTCATAGGCAGAAGTCTGCGCAGTAACATCAGCGGTTGAAGGAGTGGGGTATGCCAGACGCTCCCCCAGAATGACAGAGTCATCCACGCCACGAATGGTCATCACGCCATGAGGGTCTCCAGCCTCCGACAGATTCTCCACAGCCGTAGTAGGGCCGGAAAGGATCACACCTGCAGTCTGGTGAGTCACCAAAATACCTGAACCAGGAGCAGCTAGAACCAGTCCAAGAACATGATCTGAAGGGAGAGTAATTTCCCACGAGCCAACATTGTTGAAACGAAGGACAGATTTCCAACCAACCAAGTCAGTTGGGAGGAGCTGTCCAATACGATTCAATGATTCATCGCGGACTTCGAATGTCAGCTCGTTTATGTTCATTAGTGAACTACTTCCTTACGTGGTTGGTAGTAGAGAGAAATCAGCGTGTTCGCGTCAGCACCCACAGCTTCAACAGTCACCGACGTATTTCCAGAAGGAAGGGTAAACAGTTTGGGAGCAACGCTTAAGTTCGCGTACCTGTTCACGCCATCTTCATCTACGACAGTTCCTGCAGCAGTGTTTACAGTGATTGTTGAACCCGTAGGAATTGAAGCTGCATACTCAAACGACAAGCCACTTTGAGAAGTAACAGAAACTGAGTCTGCAGGGCCTTGGAAAATCCAGACCGGATAAGCCTCAACGTCACCCAAGTTTTCAATATCAATCTCACCAATAGCTTGAGAACCAGTAACTCTCAATTCTGCAAGGTCAGGAATGAGCGAACGGCCAGTACCTGGAACGCCTACAGAGAAAGATTCAGCCTGTTGGCGAATCCAGAAAGGGTTCGCAAACTGCATAGAAAGAACCCAGCGAGACCAGGCAACATTCGCATCCTCGCCCTTAGTGGTTTCAGCCCCTGCTACGTAATGCCCCTGAGTCAGCTCCCACACTTCACCAGTTGAGTATGAAGCGCGTAAAACTGTCCCAGCAGACTTGTCTTGCAACAGGTTAGAAAGACGCCTCAGATTTGATTCCACAGCCACACGGTCATTACCGAAAACAACAACCGGTAGATCCATTTCACGAATGCCACGTTTTGAAAAGCGCCAAACGCCACCATCAGAAGCAGAGTCATCAATGCGAACTGAAGTGGCAGGGATACCCATACCGGACAAGCCAGTTGTTAGGACATAATCCCCAGCATCAGTGAAAACAATCTCGTCACCGTTCGCTCCAACAAGCGAAAGAGTTACGTCTACCATCCGACGACCTTGGCCCTTCTCATAGCTGTAAACAGTGCTTGCTCTGCATCAAGCGAAGTATTAGGTGCAGCGTTGTAAACGATGGTTTGGCCCGAGGCTTTGTCAAGAGGAACTACAGAAGCGCCCCTGTTGAGGTTCAACAGTTCCGGACCCTTCTCACCAACAAGCACAGTTCCAGAACCAGTGATGGTTCCGCCGTTAGCAAGTAGTGGAATCTTGTTCAGCTTGAAACCGATAGAGCCACCAGTTGCTTTACTGATGAAACTTCCGACACCGTTGAGTGCGCCAATAACACCATTGACTAGGTTCAGAATCGTGTTGATGTAAGACTTTACAAGCCAGACAACACCGTTGAAAACATTCCCGATAACCTGCCCGATACCGTTGAAAACGGTACTGAAAACGTCACCGATAGCTTTGATACCTGGAGTAATCCAGCCAACAAAACCAGCCCACACAGTAGTAAGCCACTTGAAGACCGAATCCCAGTTCAATGCCAAAAGCACTAAAGCACCAATGAGTGCCATAACTCCAATGATGATCCATGTGATGGGGTTAGCCAGGAGCGCAGTGTTCATCGCCCAGGTGGCAATAGTTACTCCCACAAACGCGGCAGCCAAGATGCCCAAAGCAATAGCGAGAGCCTGAACAACGACGGGGTTGTCTGCCATCCAGTTCATCAAGTCAGCGCCAACAATGGCGAGCTGTTCAACAGCAGGAAGAACAAGCAGACCAAGCGTCTCCTGGAAGTTAGCAAAAGCCTGAGTCATCTTGTCCGCGTTGGTCGAAGTAGCCTCAGCCGTTCCACCGACCTGAGTCTCAAGCTCCTTCATCATCAAAGCTTGAGCGCCAGCCATGTCACCTGCAGTGACCATGGCCTCAATCATGGCTTTCTGTTCATCCGTGAACTGAACACCCATACGGCTCAAAGAAGCCATTCCCTGAATAGGGTCGTTCAATGCCTTACCAAGAGCAACAGCGTTACCCTCAGCAGAACCAAAACCGGCAGCAGCCAAGTCCATCGCAGCCATCGTTGCGCGGTCAAACATTCCACCCATGTCGCCTGCAGTTGCTGCAAGTTCCTTGAAGGTCAACAGTTTGGCTTGAGTGTTCTTGATGGAATCTTCATCCAAACCCTTGTTCAGAGCTTGAGCCTGAGCCAGGTCAATCAGACGCTGAGAAACCTTCCCCGCGTTCTCACCAAACAGCCCCATAGAAGAAGCAATCTGGTTGATACGAGCATTCTGCTCCACCTCAGCCTGAGCAGCCGAAACAATATCCCTAGTGAAGTTGCCAATAGCAACACCACCAACAATGGCAGCCATCGGGCCAGCGAGAGACTTCAAACTTCCCATCATGCCTTGACCCATTGACTGGCCAACAGGCCCACCAATGTTCGAGAACTCATTCTCTAAAGCAGACTGTGCACCCGTCATCGAGGGAACAATTTGAACGTATGCCTCCGCTATACGTGACGCCATCAGGACTCCTTTGGATTCATGCGTTCAAGGTTGCGGAGAACATCCGCACGAGAATGTGTTGTCTTTCCAGACCGTTTGACATTTGCGTCAGGCCATGGCCGTTGAAGAGGTTTGATTTTCTTCTTCGAATTGATTTGATGCGTTAGATCGAACAGCTCCGCCATGAGCATCCACTCATGTGTGACGGGATACTTCCAATCGTTGAGTGCAGCTTGCAACCAGGAAGAAGGGTCGCGAAACAAAATGGCAGTCAAGTGGATTGCTTCACGCCAGGAGATACTCTCTCCAACTTCATCCCACGAAAGGTTGTAACGACTCCGAAAGTCTGCGCGAATCTCTGAAGGATAAGACTCGGCAATCTCTAGGAGCCGGAAGATTCCCCCATCGTGACCCCGTTAGTCCAGGCTTTGATGATGTCGCCAACCTCAGATAGTGGCTTTTCATCGAGTGCTTTCAACTCTTTTGAATCTTCACCAAGTGTTAGCTCGAGAACTAGGAATGCTGCATCAACATCGTTCTCAGCTTTACGAGATTTGCGGACTACCCCTGAAGGGATGTTTTCAAACTTAGGAATGGCGAAGTCTTTGCCTTTGTGTTCGAAGTGAAACTTTTCTGCGGACATGATGTCTCCTTAGTGCGGTTTGTTAGGAAGTGCGGACGAGGGGTAACCAGGGCCGGTGAGTCCGCACAACACCGGCCCTGGGGTTTATTACTCGAACTCGCTAAAGAAAGCGTCCGAGGTACGACCATCAGTCGCATAAGCAGTAACGGTTACTCCATACATGAGAGCTTCACCGTTAGCGATGGTCTGAGCTTCAACAGCTAGAACTTCACCGGAAGGGATGTAGTGACGGATGACCTTGTCACCATCAACAACATCGATGACGAAAGACTTGCGTCCACCAGTAGATGCTGGGTTGACTTCAATCTTTCCGCCGACCATGGTTGCACCAAAGTATAGTTCCAGAACTGCCTCGTTGGTTTCAAGAAGCGAGAAGGTGAAAGTTTCAGTTGCTTCGGTCACAACTTCACGAACGAGGTCAGCGTTCTGCCATCCACGGATTTGGTTGGTGGACTTGTCCAGAGCGTGAGCGATACCGTCAGCGGACACGTAGCCAAGCTCGGTGAATCCGGTAAGTACTGAGTCTGATGCGGTTGGTGCGGTTGCAGTGGTGGCACCGACGTAGCACTTGCCTGTAATTCCCACCACAACTGAATCGGCTGAGAGAGCCATGTTTTCTCCAAATGGTTAAACGAAAAACACCCTCGGTCGAGAGTGTTGAGGTGGGCAAAGCCCAATCTGAGTGCGGTCAGAAAATTAGACGTCAGAAGCTTTCACAACAAGTTCAAACGTCATGTAACGCTGCTCTTGTACAGCTTCGTTGTCTACACGAACAGGAGACATCACAGTCTCCACAAGCTTCACGTCACCCCAGTTGAATGTGCGCATTAGCGACTCAACGAACAAGGCCAGCGTGGAAGCATCAGAATATGTGTCAGCATAAACATTCAAACCGACACGTTCAGTTTTCGTGATGCCCCTCACCCGTTGCATTCCACCATCAGCGCGTACCGTAACAATACGAGCTGGATACGGAGACACATCAGGAGCAGGCTTCTTTGTAGCAACAAAGACGTTAGATGCATACGGCAGAGAAGAAGCAGAAAGAGCCGACTTCAGACGAGCCACAATCAGCTTCTCAACATCAGGGAAAATAGTCGCCATTACTTCTCCAAGCGTGAAAGTGTTTGAGCAAGACGACCAGTTATCGACTCACGGAATAAAGCACCAGGTCGTGGATCAACAACGTTGGCCACATATTTTGTGCGACGCATCCAAGGCTGAGCTTCATATCCTGAACCTGCACTTGCAGCGAATATTTCAGCAGCTTCATCAACAGCGGACACAATTCCGTCCTCATGCATCAAAGCGATAATGCCCTGCTTATCTAGTTTGATTTTGACCTTAGCCATCGCGACGCCTCAGAGAAACGACGACTCCCTTAGAGACGTTCAGCATCGATGACCAGGACTGGGCAAAGCCATCCTTGACATACTGGTCACCACGAACAACAAAGATGTCCTCGTCTTGAACAGTAGAACCAGCAGGCATGTACAAAGTCATCTGAGTGTCAATAGGGTTGCCCTCAGTAGTGACAGGCTCATTAGTTGAACCCCACCCCACCAGGCATCCTGCAACAGTCACATTCGATGTCGTAAAAGTAGGGTTTCCGTAATCATCAACTGCACCAAGAGTGCGTCGAATAATTGTTACTGTCTCGCCCATATTCACATCCCGAAGTGCGTAGCGTCACCAAGCCGGTGTGTGTATCGCTTGTTACCCAAAATCGATGCAGTACCAATGTGCTTCTGACGGTAAGAATCAGCGACAGCCTGCTCTGCAGGAGACAGCATCACCTGAGAACCAACAGCCCAAGATGCATACTCTTGAGAGAAAGGCCCAGTGGTTTGCTTAGTGATACCTGAAGCAGCATCAGGAGCGATAGATAAAGTACGTGCAACCATTCCAGCCACGACTGCAACAACAGGCTCCGGAATAGTAGCCGAGCCATGTTCGTAAACAACCTTCAAAGGCTGGTTTGTAAACACGTCAAAAATAGTTTGGAAACCATCCCAGGTGTAATCCACTGGGTTTCCGTTCAAGTCCTCGACAGAGATGATCTCAATGACTGGACGTTGAAGAAGGCGAACGACGCCATCCTTAGCAAATACGCGAACTGTAGATTCGCCTATCTCAAACTGTTGTTCTGACCTGTTGACGAAAAGTGCGGACGCATCCTCAAGCCAGGCAGTCGCTTTTGCTTCTTCAGCAGTTGTGAGTTCACGTCCAAGACGAGCCTCAACGTCTGCAATGGTTGCGAGAGCCATTCACGCGCCTTTCGTTTAAGGTAAAGAAATTATTTAGTTGTGTGGAAGGTGAGGGCCGACCTAAGTCGACCCCCACCCAGACGAATCGGATTAGGCCGATACGTACTTGTATACGCCAGCAGGAATGGTTACCTTTGCGCCGTATACGTTCAGACCACGAACGATGTCAGCGAACTTGCTTGGGTTACGCAGAGACTCAACCTTGTCAATCTGAGAAACGAAAGCAGCAGTTGCGGAGTGGTAACCCACAGCAACAGGCTTGGTTGCTTCAGCGAAAGCAGGAGTCTCGATAACGTCCATACCGAACAGGCGTGCAACCTGACCGTTACGGAGTTCGTTTGAACCACCAGCAAGAGCTACGTCAGAAAGGCCACCAACGAGCAGGTCTGCGAAAGCAGGGTTTACTGCAACGAAGCGGTCAGAGGTTGGAACCTTTGCCTTAGCCATCATGGTACGAATCTTCTGGAGAGCAGCCTTTGCCTCAGCGAAGGTGTCAACAGCTACAGGAGTTGACTCCTGAGCGTTGGTTGCGCCAGCGAGAAGCTGAGCTACAACGTACTCTTCAGCGTCCTCTGCGAGACCCTTACCTGCTGCGGAAACCCAAGCGTCGAAGGAACCAGCAGCCTGAACTGCGTCAACGTCGTCGATGTTTACAGAGAAGGCACGCTCCTGGTCAATGAGGAGAGAAACCTCAGTGTCGCCCAGAGCTTCAGCGTCGATAACACGACCTGCGCCTGCATAGTCAACGATGGTTGGAGTGGTTGCGTTGATGATGTGGACAGTGTTGCCCTTACGTGCATCTCCAGAGAACTGAGTGTTCAGGGTGGGGATGATCAACTGGTTTGCGAAGAAGGACTGCTGAACGCCAGCTGCCCAGATTTCTGGGATGAAGTTGTCGATAGCCATTAGCTATCTCCTTTCGATTATTGTTTGCCCATCAGAGCATCAAGGCGTCCGTCTTTACGAGCGGCCAAAATCTCATCCGGAGTCATATTTGATAGCTCTTCACGAGAACGAATCTGTGCAGAGCCTGAAATGGTTTTGCCTCGGACTCCCTGACCCAAGTCGGGAAGTGGAGCCTCAGCAGGTTTGGTGTGCGCCTCGACCCATGCCTGGATGGCTTCGGTGTCGATGTCGCCTGAATCGTCGATGAATGCTGACTTGTTGAAGTCGAGAATGGCGTTACCCTCGAGGGTTTTGCCATTGAGAGCTGACTTCAGTTCTGCGTCCACAAGCTTTCCAGCGAACTCAAGTCGCACAGCCTTTCGCGTTTCCTCACGAGTCGACTCAATAAGTCGCTCCTGGTCGGAAAGGGATGCTTTCTTGAGAGCCTCAAGTTCTTTCGCAGCTTCAGCGTTTGCCTTAGCTTGAGCCTCAGTTTTGCGACTCATTGCTTTCCACTTCTCAAGTTCAGCTTTCAAATCCTTTTCAGGAATCTCCACATCTTGAACTTCAGCAGTTTCTTCAGCCTCAGCAGTTTCGATGATTTCTTCTGGCATGGGTCATGTCTCCGTTTCGGATAATGTGCGCTCATTGCGAGCTAATCGGCAGCGGTTGCCGAAACTTATGAACCCCACGTGCGTCGTGGGGGAAGGTCTGAAGGGCCAGTAAAGTTTTGGCCTTCGACCGTGAGAACAGGGCCAAGTTCGCCATGTTCGTGGATTGTGATTTTCGAATAATCCACCGTCCGAGCTGCGCGATCACTCACACCAAATCGTTCAGCGATAGAAGCATGGACTGCGTCCAAACGTTCCTCGTCAATAACTTGGCCTACGTCTGTCGTGCCATAGATAGGCATTTCTCCACAGTCGCAGTTGTTGTGAATTGGCTGCAGGTCGCCAGAGTGATACCTCTGCGTAGATGCGACATAACACAGTGCACAGTTCTCAGCTCCAGAGAGAACGCGAACATAGCCAACAATGTTGTTGTTGCGTCCCCTGGAGAGCAAACCTGCAGAGCGTCGAGCAAGTTGCACTTCAGTTCGCATGATGTCCTCAACGCGAAGAGCTGCTTCTTCCAAAGCCTGCGTCATTGACTTGTCTTGCGACAGTGCAGTTCGCAAAGTTACGAACGGTCTGGAATAGACCTGAACCAGGTCCGCCCCATTGCGCAGTGCACTCGTGCTCAACTGTTCAGCAGTGATCGCAGGAGCAACAAACTTCTCCCCCTCAAGCTTGGCAATCTCACGATAGAAACCTGTCGCCAGTTTTGCTGCTTGAGTTTTCACTGCAGTCATATCGCGCACCGTGGCATCGATAAACATAGGAACATCGTCATCTCGCCATGAGCCGAGGTTTAAGAAACGTTCCTTAGCCTGGTTACCTGCCGCGTCTATAAGTCGCCCAGAGAGCGTCTGATAGGCGTCTGAGAGTTCCTTACGGCTGGGCAACCTGACCACCTAGCATCGCCTGCGTGAGGATAGCTTCGCCTGCGCGTTCAGCTTCCATCTCCGCAATCTCAGCAGGTGAGAACTGTCCAATGAGCGACATACGTGAGCGGAATGGAATGTCTTGGAACTTCGAGTTAGCGTCTCCACGTTCAGCCAGCGAGTAGCGTTCTGCAGGCTTCCAGATAGGTTCTAGATCGAGCAGGTTTGCACGCTCTTCGTCACCCATCCAACGGAACATCAAAGACATCACCTTGGACCAGGAAGCAGTTACTCGAGCCATACGGTCCTCAGCTTTGAATACGAGTCCTTCTCGTGCGAGAGCTGCACCCTCAGCAGACTGGTTTGCACCATCTGGAGAGAGGTAGTGCATGGGTGTGCGAGTCAATGCTGCGAAGTCTTGGATGTCAGCACGAACACCAGAGATAATTCCCTGAATGTCGGTCTGCTGTGACTCCCAAATATCTGCACCTTCAGGAAGCATCCACAGCGCACCAGGTCCAGGTTGGAAAATACCGTCATAGTCGACTTCGTTTCCTTCCATATCGAACTGTGGAAGGTCACCCTTGATAGCGCGCTGCTTGAATGCCTGAGTTGTCACAATGACAAGGCGTTGCAAAATCATGTGATTGATGCGATCAATTAGGTCGAGGAAAGGTTCAAACTCGCCCTTCTCGTTCAAGTTCTCAAACTTGACCACAGGGACTTCACCAAGAGGGTTATCGCTTGAAAGGTCCTCACGGTAAACCCAGTTATCCACCGAGTACAGTGAACCCTCAGCAGGCTTCACATAAACCTCTATACGAGTGGGGTAGTAGAAGTATGCGAAATCATAACCAAGGTGGTCATCACGCCAAACCTTCACAGCCTCAGTGATAAGGCGTGGGTCAGACTCGTGGTGCTCAGTCTCAATCTGGCGAGGGTCCTCAACCGTAACGACAGGGAATCCGCCAGGAACAATCGGAGGGCCAACAATCGCGTAGCATTCACCGAACGTCAGCATCTTGTCGTGAATGTCAGCGGACAACACGTCAAGGTTGTTTGCCTTCCACAAGCGTCGAGCTACAAGGTCGCCGTTTTCGTCACCATCAGCTCCAGTCCGGAAACCGCCAATAATCATGCGTTCACGAGTAGCTGCAACAGCCAGTGAAGCAAGGTTCATGCGAGCCTTCTTCTGGAAACGACGGTAAGCCTTAGAGGCTCCCTCAGCTCCTTCAGGAAGTGGGGCATCACCATCGACATAACGCTCCAGGAGGTTATAGCGTGCTTGTCCTCTGGCGATGTCGCGGACTAGGTACTGCTGGCGTGAGTCCAGTTCGGTCGCCATGAGTTCTCCTTAACGAATGCGACGGGGCACGAATGTGCTCCGTGTGGCCTCCCCTTTGGAGAGAGCCTGAAGTCTTGCCTGGTAGGCGAGAGTTGCTGCAACTGCAGCGTCAATCTTGTTTCTTGAATCGGGATGTTCTTTCGCAATAGAAAGACCACTACGGCCAATGCGTCGACGAGCATTCAACACGTGACGTGTCAAAGCGCGGTCACCGTTGTGTGTGAGGTCACCCTCAACCACAGCGTTCTGGAATTGCTCCAAAGCACGCACCACAAGATAGGAACGGTTACCTGTCATCCACCACTCAATGGGATGGTTCAGAGTGGACTTCACTTTCAGCTTCTTACCGAAAGCAGCTTCCCACCCAGCGACATACGATTCCCACCTTGCAGGGTCAGCAAACATGCCAACAACCGTGTAGTCCTCAAATGCTTTACGCACCTCAAAATCAACCTCAGCTGCAGGAACTTCCCAGTCATCCCCAGCAGGGCCATCTGGTTGCTCCCAGACTTTGATTTCAAACAGGTGGCCATCAGATACACGACACCCAATCAGTGCAGTGGCATCAGCGACACCTCGTGAACGCTGGCGTGAACCATCGAATCCGAGCGTAATCTCGTCACGCTTAGAAACCTCAGAAGGCTTCATGCACGCATTCCACTCCACAGCAGACAGCCACGCATCACGTGAAGAAGTCGGCTGGTTGAAGTAGTAACGACGAGAATCCTGTGGATCATTACGAGGGTCGTAGATTTCCGAAATGATTCGGTCAATATCCATAACCTCAGCAAACGGCCCATAGACATCCTTGAGGCCAGCACGAACTTCATCCTCATTAGTGAGGTCAATGTCCGCGTCAGCTTCACGATGGTCGAACAGGAGGCGTTGACGCTTCGTCTTACCCTCAGCAATAGCCTTAGCTAGGTCGTGAGTCTCCTCAGCAACAGACTTCTCACCAGGCATATACATGGTTGATGTCTCGAGCGACCAAGGCTCCGACTGTTTACGCTTTGCCAGGTTACGACGAACAGTCTGATACATGCGCTTCAGTTCAGGACGAATGTACAAGTGCGTCTCGTCAAAGACCACAAATGTTTCTTTTCCACCATCCTTCGACGAGTTCGAAGCAGTAGATGGAACAATCTCCCCACCACTAGGGAGGAAAGTCCTGGTCAAACCTGCACCATCACGGGGCATGCCTGCAGCCAAAGGACCCATCGTCAAATTGAAGTGCACGTTGTCGTAAGTGTTACCGGCCTGACCTTCCTCAGTCGCAAGACAGCGAATGACAGGCTCAACAACAGGGTGACCTACAGGGTCGCCCGATTCGAACACGAACGTGAACTCACAATTCGCGACCAGACACCCCTGCGAAGCACACGAATATGACTCGCCTTGTTCAGCCCAATGGTCGAACCGGACATTTGTCAGAGCCTCAGCAAGAACAATAAATCCTGCCAGCTCACTCTTAGCTCGACCTTTAGGTCGCGACATGAAAGCCGAATCGTAAAGTCTGCGCCCATCCTCGCCCACTGCATAACAGTCGACAATGAATCCAGCGAACTCAGCATCTAATTCGATAGGTTGACCGGCAACGTCACCAGGGCCATGAACACAATGATGCTCAATCCAGTCACAGATGAAGAAGCCAAGCGACCTGTCACGATCATGTTCAGTCGAGCGAATCAGCTCACGCATTATCCAAGACGCGACGTCGACGAGTAGAAATGTCGGTCACTTCCGCGCCATCACGAGACTCGATAAGAACGTCAATGGGGTCCTTGTAAACCATGCGTGCCTTGAAACGAGACTCAGCAGTTTTCAAAATCTCGCCAGCCTCACGCTGACGCTGCTCAGTCATAGCAGAGGCAATCCCACAGTTCGCGCTATCAACCACATTCACTGCAGTATCAACAACGAAACCCCACATAGCTTCATCCCATGCAACAGCATGAGGCAGACGCTTCACTTCCTCAAACCAACGGAAAGTCGCATCCTGCAACGGAACAGTCACCTGACCATCCTTTGTCACA